TTTAAATTCATTTTGTTTAGCATGAACTAATTCATGTCCTAATGTTCTTAAAATATCAATAATATGTCTACCAGAAGGATCAGTAACTATACTATTTGAATCAGGTATATAACCTCCAAAACTTGGTTGAATACCATTAGCTAATACTTTTTCTTTAAATTTTATTTCAGGAATATTTTCTAAATCTAAAAAATTAGAAGCAAATTGAATAAATTTTTCAACTATATTTTTATCAATATTTTCATTTAAATCTTTAGATAAATCTTTAGTTGTTAAATCTCTTTTAATATTAGTTAATTTTTCTAAATATCCTGAATTTCTTAATTCTTTAAAAGCTAAGTTTTCAACAGCATATTCACCTTCTCTATCTAAACCAGTTTCTCTAAAATTTTTAAGTTTTTGTTTTAATACTTCAATTTTTTTAAGAGCAACATTAGGATCTTTTATTTTTTCTAATTGATCAATTTGTTTTTTAAATAGATTTGCTTTTTTATCAATATCAGAATCAGAAATTTCTATTTTTTGATAAACAGGTTTTTTAACCCAGTCATTATTTAAAACAGAATATACTCCTGTACTTCTATGAGGTCCTTCTGAGTCTTGAATATATGGAGATATTGGATTATTTTTAATTTTAAGATTATAAACACTATTCCAATTAGCTTCAGCTTGATCAAATAATTTTTTAACTAATTTAGGATCTCCAAATTTTGAAAAATCAACAATTATATGTAAATCAATATCAGAATTAGTACCCCAATTGTAATTAGCTGATGAACCTGTTAAGGTAACATCATCATACTCTTGTCCTAAATCAAGTTTATTCCAAAATGTATCAGCTATTTTAAGTAAAGCTTGTCTAACATTTGGTCTTAGTCTATCATTTTCTCCAAAAATATTAGGATTTAATTTTGATTTATTTTTATATTCCTCTATTGACTCATTTAATGATTCTGGTTTTGGAAGGTTTAAATTTAATACTTTTAAAATATCATTAAAATATCCTTTTTGAATAACAGCTTCAGGAAATAAACTTTTAAAATAATCATAAGTGTTATTATAGTCACTTATAGCTTTATTATATTCAGGTGTTCCTTTTTGTGTATTTTCAATTGTAAAAATTTGAGTTTTTAAAGTAGATATAGTTGTTCTAAAAGAAGAAGCAGAAATTCTTTTTCCTTTTTCATCAATAAATTTCTCATCAATAGCTACAGCTCTAACTCTATCTCCAAATTTATCTTCTAAAGAAGCAAAATAATTTTGATCTATAGTTTCAGCTTTACCTCCTATAACATAAGCTTTATTATCAACATCTTTTCCTAAATAACTAAAAATATCATCTATTGGGGAGTTTTTTGGTGAATTAGTTATAATAACATCAATTTTTTGATTAGGATAAGCTTTTAAATATATATCCCAAATAGCTTTTGATTGTTCAGCATTAATACCATCTCTAACACCTTTACCTATAATAATAGTTAAATTAGTGATATAATTTCTTGAAGCAGCATCTAATGCTACTTCTAAATGACCTTTATGAGGTGGTTTAAATCCACCAGGATAAAAACCAGGTGCAGGTTCATTTAATACTTCAGCTATAATATTTTTTCCTAATTCAGCAGCGTTTATTTTCATTTTAAAAATGATTGTATTTTAGATTTAGCAGTTTCTATTGAATCAAATTTAGGTAAATTTTTAACTAATTGTTCAATATCTTGATTCATTTGTTCAATTTCTTTTTTCTTTTTTTCAATTTCTTCTGGTGATTTTTCCTTACCAGATTTAGCTTTAGAATCTTGAAAATAAGGATATACTAATTCTTTTGAAAAATCTAAATTAGCTTCTTCTGGGTTATTATTAATTAGTATAAAATTATCTTCAAATTCTTTTTTATATAAATCAATATTTTTATTTACATCTCTCCAAGTTCTTAAAACAATAGATGGCATTAATGATCTATCTCTTTCAGCATTTCTTTGTAATGATGTTAATGGTGAAACATAAATCATTAACATAAATGTTTTATATCCAAGAGCTTCTAATTCAGTTTTCTTTTTTAATAATGGTTTAGAAGCTGCTCCAGTACCATCAATAACAACATTTTGAAGTGACTCTAAAGCTTTAACATATTTTTCTCTAGTTGCAGATTGAGCTTGTCCCTGTAATTTAGCTGCTTGAGACAATTCATCTGGTGTAAAATCTTTTTGTTTCATACCTAAACCACTTTTTTTAAGTAGTTCTTCATAAGTATCATCAACATTAATAACTTGTATAGTTGAAGGTATTAATTGTTTTGATATATAAGACTTACCAGATCCAGCTGGACCTGCTAAAAATATAGCTTTTGGTTGATTATTTATCTCTAATAGTAAGTCGATTAGACGTATCATTAATTATAAATATTAACCTAATTTAATACTTGTAGGATATGATTCAAATATTGGTTTTTGATTTGGATTTTCAAGTAAATAAATTTCATAAATATTTTTAAACATTGTAAAATATTCATCAACTGTTTTATCACCTTGAATAATTTCCCATCCATTACCTTGTAATTTTCCTTCTTTTGATCCACGTTTGCTTGATTTAAGCCATATGATTCCTGTTTCTTCAATTTTATCATCATATTTTTCATTCCATGCTTTAGTGTAAGCAGATAATTGAAGATTATAACTAGTATGTAATGAATTTGATGTTTTAATATCTAGTAACCAAATTTTATTATTTAATTTAACTACTAAATCACAAGTACCAGCATACTTATGTTCATGAGATAATAAATGAATTTCTGAAGCTATTAATTCTGGGGTGTATGTTTTCCAGAAGTTAGAAAATCTTAAAATCATTCTCCAAACATCTAAATTATATATAGCATGTCCTTTATCATCCATCCATTTAATTTCTTTACCTTCTAAAAAAGATTCAATAGCATTATGCACTTGTGTACCTTCATCAGCTGCTTTTCTAGCTATAATATCTGAATTATGTCCTACATCTTTTAACCAAGCATGGAAAAATCCATTTTTTGGATAAAAATTTAAAATAGAAGTTACTGATGGATAATATTCACCTGTTTCTGTTTTATAAAACCTTTGGTCTAAAAAATTAATTTGTTCACCATTGTGTTCTACAATACGTTTTAATTGGGGATGTTTGTGGATGTTATTTCCTTTTTCTATCATAAGTTAATTTTCTGAATCATGAGATCAACTAAAGTTAATTCATGAGCATTATGTAACAATTTTGTAAACTTTTCAAATCCTAATTCTGATGGATCTTTATCTTCCATTTCAACTAAATAAACACTTTTACCATAATTTAATAATGTCATAGCATGGTCTAAAGAATCTTTAATTGCATCTTTATCTAGAGCTAAATAAACTGTTTTTGTTTCACTTTCAACAAGTTTTTTCATTAAAGCATTAGATATTGTTTTTCCAAATAATGGTATAGCATTACGTTTAATAGTAATAGCATCAAATATACCTTCACATAATATAATTGGTGTTTTCCAATTAATGTTTGATTCTAATCCTATAATAGCATTTTTATCACATTTAGGAGAATCATATTTTCTATTATTATCTACTATTTTTCTAGAAATGAAATAGTTTAGTTTATATTCTAAGTTGTAACTAGGTATTATAACACTATCACTATATCTTCCATTAGTACTATATCCTATATTATATTTTATAATATCATCATCTGTTAAACCTCTTTTTTTAAGATATACTTTAGCATGTCTTCCTTCAAATGTTTTATCTCCAATCAATGATTTAAATTCTTTAGGTAATTTAACTATATTAATATCATCAATAATTTCTTGTTTTGAAGATGATTTAACTATAGAAGATAATTCAATAATTTTATCTTTAGGTACATTTAGTTTTTTAAATAAAGTTAAAACAGATCTACCTTTTGTATGACAAACCCAACAATTATAAGGATTATCACCTTTTGATGTTGTGACAATATTTACTTCTAATTTAGGTTTTCTATGATTACAAAATGGACAATGGAAAGAATAATTACCTTTTGATGTTCTAAGCCCTTTACCTAAAACAGATTCAATTGTATTCAACAGAAGTATATTCTCCATTGACTATAATATAACATTAATTATTTAAAAAGCCAAACTTATTGAAAATCTTTAGTGAAAAACTTTCCTAAAATGTTATCATTAAAGTATTCTAAAGGATGTTCTAATACCCCATATTTAAATAAATACTTACATTCATAGTAAGTAAGAAGTTTTTTATTAGGAACCAATTGTAAAATCTCACGGGTAAATTCCTCTTGTTTACCGTCCTTAATGAGTTCTAAAATTGGTTTAGCAGATCCATAATATGTTTTCCAGTCTGATTCCTTTACTACCACCCGAGTGGCTGACTTCCTGCCTGGTCCTGTTTGTTCCGCTAGT